AAGGCGCTTCTCTCCTGCGAGGAGCTGGCGCGCTAATTCGTAGCACATTCGGTCAAAGTTATCTGAGCGAGGCACATTGTCGCGTTTGGATCCGATTCGCCCGTGGTTGCCCCATTCTGGAACAACCTTGACGCGCTTGTAATTAGCCAGAGCTACGCGCACAACATCAACGCAAAGGCGAGAAACATTGACGTATTGCTCAAATAAAGTTGCGTCAATCTCGAAGGCTTGCCCGGGGAAATTGAAAAGCCCCTCGATCATGTCGCCGCCGAACATAATAACGCACTCATCTACAGGGTGATCTGCTCGCTGGATTTCTGTAATGTGGATTGCTTTGTCTGCAAACTCTAAGACTCTGCGGCGCATAATCTCGGAGTCATAGCTTGTGGTTCGTTTGGCTCCTTGCCAATCGGTCATGTGCCAGAGAGCAACTTCGGCTTTCTTGCGAGTGTTTGTAATCTTTGGTTCTGGAACTGGGTCGATCTTGCCGTAAGAAAGAGTTGCGTCGTATGCGGCTTGGTGAGTTGCTGCAACAAGATCATCTACCTTCTGCTTTGTTTCCATTAACTTTTTTTGCGTCCGCATAAGAGCGCGTCGCAGTTCAGTTACGTCAGAAGATTCAACTCCCTCTGGCAGATCTTCGAGCTTATTTTTAAGGCTCATCAGTAATTACAATCTCTCGTCCGTGGATTGTATAGCCAAGTTTGTCCTGCCAAGAATCTTCGTGCGCCGGGTTAGCCACGCAACGCACAGATTTATAGGCGTCAAGCATTAGAGCAACTTTCCAAGCTGGAATGTCCTCGCTTCCTAGAAGCGCTCCCCAGATTCGCCCTGTGATTGCGAAGTTCTTTTTTGCGTCGCCGTAAATTGTTTGGCGCTCTTCAAGTATGCCGTTTAATTTTGCGTCTTTGGACAAGGGCAAGCTCCAATCCTATGTCGGCGAATAGCCTCATTACTGCTTCTTATGCCCTCAGCGCGGAGCGCCATAAGAACAACGTTTGCAGAAAATCCTTTTGCCCACGCTTCGTCTAAGGCTTTGCGATCTTCAGGTTTTAGAGAGTCATACATCACTTGATAAGCGCAGTAATTTTCTTTGCGCGTTCTGTCCATACTTTTAAGTTGATCCGCTAGTGCCATTGTTTGAGCCTCCTTGCACGAATTGTAACAATCATTTCGTGAAGTGCCTAGTTAAGAAATGCAGAAGCCTTCTAACCGCTTCCCCGTCAGTTAGAAGGCTTCTCGCTATTAAGTTGTAAGGCTACTTGGCAGCCTTTTTTGCTACCGCTTTCTTCACAGAAGGTTTCGCAAGCTTTGTAAGCTCAATGGTCAGAAGGTCAGCTCCAATACCAAACGCTGGATCCTTTGGGTTGATTGCGCGAATAGCTGGGCCGACAACCGCTGCTGCTCCAGCAATGAGGAGCGCTTTCGCGTCGTGATTGCCAGTTGCATAGACGGCAATGACCGCTGCAATAAAAGTGCGTCCATAAGACGCGAGGATTGCTTTGTGCTTTGCATTCATTTACTTATCCTTTGGTCGGGCGACTGCCATAATAGTAGCGTAAGAGCGCTTCTTCAGATAAAAACCGTCGCCGTTTGATTGGCTTCCCTTTTTATCCGCTGAGGTATTTCCTTCGTAGCACATTAAGAACTTCAGGGTTTTATTGTGGCCCTTAACAATCCCAACGTGATCCGCTTGCGCGTCCTCATCAAATTGAAAAAATACAATGTCGCCGGCTTTGGCTTGACCCAGCGGAACAATTTGGTTGTTCTTTGTGAGGTATTTGAGCCAAGCGTCGCAACTAGCAAACCCTTTTTTTGTATTAGCAACGGAAGAGATTGCTCCAGCGTCGAAATACATTTTTGACGCGCTCATAGCGCACCAAGGTTGATTGTTAAGTCCGTACCATTTTCCAAATTTTGTGTCGTTGTTTCCTGTTTCTTGATAGCCTAAGTCAGCCTCACATAGCGCCAAGAGTTTTGTTACGTCAATCATTTTTCTTCCTTCCCTGCCTCTTCTAGTGGTGGTTTTGGTTTAGATTTTAACCCGTTTGCGCTGAGAATGCCCGCGAGCGTTCCAGTCAAAAATACGCACAGCGTAGAAACCAGATCTATAAACGCAGCGTCATTTGGAGCTTGTGCCATAGGCTGAGTAATGAAAAGAAGAGCGTAGAGCAAGCTGAATACTGAGCCAGCAAAAACAATCGCGAGAATTACTCCGATTGTAACAATTAAGCGAGCGTGAAGTTCTTCAGGGCTGAACCTTCTTCTAGCCATTTGTTTCGACCTCCGGTAATAAGTCTTTGGTGCACTGCCCGATTGCCTCACATTGCGGAGGCTGGCACTCAGGCTTTTTCCAATTTTCATACTCTTGACAGGGATAGCGTACCCACCCCTGATAACCGCAACCTGAAAGTAAAAGGGTTAATACTGTGCCTCCAACTATTAACTTACGCACTCTTAGCTTTTATCACGGCAAGATCCGTAATAACCGTTTGTTGATTTTTGTAAACCTCTTTAAGTTGAGCCTCCATACCGCGCCCTTCATTAAACAGGGCATACTCTATACGCGAAAGTTTTGTATCCTGAGCCGTCAATCTTTGGTCTATTCTGCGCCAAACTCTGAAGCTTGCAGCTGGAAGGATCACAAGAATAGAAATCAACTGCGCAAGAGTCAGGGCGGTATCAAGATTCATTAACGTTCTTTCAGATTATGTAAGAGTTACAATACGAATAGTACCAGTGCTATCTTGAAATTTCAGTTGGCTAGAAGTCGAGTTGTACCACATGTCGCCATTGCGAGGTGCAGTTGGATCTGTTGCAACAATAGGAACAGTAAATCTTTGCGCAGTTTCAAGCTTGCGCAAGCGAGAAAAAACATCATCAAAAAAAGCCTTGAAGTCAAACGGTTGATTTATGTATCCCATTAGTAGGTTCCAGTCGTTAAAGTCAAAGTGATTCGCTCTGGCCCGTCTTCACCCGGAGTTACGCTAAGAGCAACAAGGCGATAGATTGCGTCAAGGGTTGTTGGAAATCTATTGTCTGTAATTACAACGCGGATTTCATCACCAATTACATAGGTTCCGTATTCTGGATTCTGCGAAGGTGGAGCTACGACGCGCAAAGTTGTTGGAGGATAAGAGGTCGCCGTAATTTGACCATTCGCTAATCCTGTGAGCATTGTTGCGTCCGTAATGTCTGAGTAATTAGCCTCTTGCTCTAGCAAAGGCCAGCCCTCGGAAAGCTTGGTCGAATCTGCAACTGTGGAGATCAGCTTCCCCTCATTGCTACCAGCTCCAAGGGCGTAAATAGTATTTGCAGCGATTGAAGCGTCTTCTGGGTATTGGTATTCAACAATGTTTCCGGCTGGGAATTGAAAAACTGGAGCCGTCAAGCTGGTTGGGGAGTAGGTTGTTCCAGATTTAGGGTAGGAGAGAACCAATCTTTTTGTTGGATTTCCTCCTCCGTCGTAGGCAACTTGAATGTTAAAGTCAAAGCCGTTGAGTTGCTTTGAGAGATCCTGAAGCGCGGAGTAAACATTCTTTAACTCATACCCGTAATAAGTTCTGCTCACAAGAACGCCAGAAGTTGCAGGGCTAACCGAAACTCCTATGTCGCCAGAGGGAGCTGCTTGCGCATTTTCTACTAGAAGGTTGGCAATAACGAGCTGGTCTTCATTTGTATAAACTAAAGTGTTTGCAATCTTGCGACGCTCAAAATAAGACTCAAACTCGCGCGCTTGAAAAGTTAAAGTTTGAGCCGTTGAATTGTATTCTCGGTTCCAGATTACTCCGCCCCAAACAAGAACGCCGTTGCGATCTACATAAATGGCGGTGCGACCCGGAATTGTGCCAGCGGAAACGTTAAGATTTTCAGCATTTACGCCGGAGAGTAATAAATGTCCAGAAAAAGTTCCTGCACTATTTAATTGTTGCGTGAAATTAACGCCCGTGATTGGTAGCTCTGCAAGAATCGCGTTAGTCAAAAGATCAGCAAAAAGATAACGGTATGAGGTAGCCATTCCGTTAAGATTCTACTGGGTGCTCGAAAGTATCTGCAAGAGGATTGTAAATCATTCCAGCGGACGCGAATCTTCCACGGATAGAACCGTTGTAAGAAGTTTGAACCCAATTTCCGCCAAAAGTATCTTTGCAAAATTGCGCACCGATAGCTTCTTGTTCAACTTCATTTTCGTCAAGTAAAACTGCGTTAGCAATAACTATTACTTGTTCAACAATGTTTTGTTCACTTATTTTTGCAAAATGTGCCATCTCATTACCCCGTTACTATAACTATAACGCCCGAACCGCCAGAGCCACCATTACCATTTGAGCCAGTATAGTAACCTGCTCCTCCACCGCCACCTG